CAACTGCTAAGCGTAACGAGTTAAAATTGTTAGCTCAAGGACGTGTTTTCACTATCGTAAAAACCAATAACGATGAGTATTGGTTGGTAGGTAAAGAGTCAGGTTGTGATGTTAGTTCAATGGTTGCAAATACTGGTGCTGCGTTTGGTGATTCTACTGGTTATGAAGTTACACTTCAGGCTATGGATATCGAAGCACCATACAAGTTGCAGTCTTCTGTAGTAACTACATTAGGGCTTTAATTTCTGTCTTGTTTTCATATGTGGGGGTGGCTTAGGTCACCCCTTTTTTATTGTAACAAATTACTTTATTTGCTAATATACTTATAATGCTATTAATCACAAAAGGCGAAACAAAATTTTGGTACTTGACACTTACGGAAAAGGTCACTATAAGCAACCCAAAGTTTTTGTTTTATTTAACACATAGACAAACGAATAAGACGTATGCTTTTATTTTAAGTGATGTTAGCACTTTTACTGAGCGTTATAATAAGTTTTCAATTAACGAAAACACATACGATTTTTTTGAAGGTGAGTATATGTACGAAATTTATGCTCAAACATCATCAAGTAATTTAAATCCAGCACTTGCAAACGAGCAAGTAGAAAGTGGAATATTAAAAGTTCAATTATCAAGTACAACAACAGACGAATATAATCCAACATTAATAGAAAAAATATATGAGTAATTCAAACGAATTTATGGCTGGTTTTACTGGTTGCAAAGTAATCAGTAATACATCAGCAAACACGGGTCGATTTAGGGGCTTTGTCGTTAATAGTGACGCAGTAGTATCTGCGATTTCTTTCGATGGTACATCTTTAATGACTCAACTTGGTTTAACTGGTGTCACTTTAAAGCAAGGTATTTTTATTACTTTGCCTGAAGAACAAATCATCACGTCAATTACGCTTACAAGCGGTTCAATCGTATTATACAACGAGTAAAATGTTTGGTGTTCGATTAGGTGTTGTTGTAGGTAATACCAATGTTTCATTAGGTGGTGGGTTTGACGCAGACGCACAAGCCTATTTTGATAGGGTTACTACTGCTGGTGGTACACTTTCAACGACAGAAAAAAATGCAGTAAATCAACTTGTATTGGATTTGAAAGCAAATTCTTTATGGACACCTATGAAAGCAATTTACCCAATGGTAGGTTCAAGCGCAGCAGCGTGTGCGCAGAATTTAAAGAGTAGTAGTTTTACGGGTACTTTTACAAGTGGTTGGACTTTTGCAAGTACGGGTGCAAAACCTAACGGAACTAATGCCTATATGAATACTAATCTACCTAATAATACTATGTCTCAAAATTCGGTAACTATGTGTACATATTTGCGCACAAATAATATTAACCCGGGTACTGATATAGCTGTTTGGATTGCAGGGTTTGGATCTAGTATCTATGCTAATGAGGGATTACACTTAAAAGCCAATAATAATGGTACAAATCAAATTACTTTGTTAAATAATAACTCAATAGGATTTTATTTAAATAAAAGAATTTCTGCAACAGAAATAGTAATTCAAAAAAATTCAACACTTACAACTTTTACTAATAATTCAACTAATTTGAAAACAAGTAATTTTATTGTATCAAGGACGGGAAATTTTGATGGAGAATATTCTTCAAGAGAAACCGCATTCGTTGGAATCGGTGACGGCTTAACGGATAGCCAAGCATCTAACTTCTACACCGCAGTACAAGCATTTCAAACAACCCTTTCACGTCAAGTATAATGATAGGCTACATTTTAACAACCGAACAATACGACCAAATACAAGGTCAATTTTACACGCCATATGAGTTTTTCAACTGCGTACAAGACATTAACGATGTTTGGTTTTTGTTTTTATCTGACCAAGACAAATCACAAATTGAAGGTACTGAGTGGGAGTGGATTTTAGCACTACCAACTGGCGAATACATACCTAAACCAGCACCACCATTCCCAGCATAATGAGCCTACCAATATCCTTTGAAGAATTTAAAAAGAACCCAATAGCGGCGGTGGCTTTTTGTATGCTTTTAATTGTAGGGTATTTGTACTACGATTCTGAAAATACAAAGAAAGCAATCATTGCAAAGTGTGAAAATGAGAATATAAAAATGGGCGATAGGTTGCACAAAATGGAACGTCAACAAAAGCAAAGCGATTCGTTATTGGCGGTATATTCCTATGAGATTAAATTTTACTTGAATGCTATCGAAGGCTATTCTGAAACAATAGAAGAAAAAAAATGACAAAATTTAACGACACGGCAGCCGATAGTAGCAGCATAATTTCAGTAGTGAGTGCCTTTGCATCCATTAGCACAACGGCACAACCTATTATCTCGGCATTTGCTGGTTTAGTGGCTATCATTTCGGGGTTATTTGCCATCCGTTACTACATAAAAAAAACAAACAATTTATGAAAATATTTGAAATCTTCAAAGGTGATAAAGGCGAGTTTAGCTCAAAAAGAGTGATAGGCATTGTCGGTGGTTTAGCTTTAATTGGGGCTATGGTTTACCACAACACCGATAAGTTAATAGAAAGCGTGGAATGGGTTGTCATTCTAACATTAGGATTCACAAGCGTAGATAAATTTGGAAACAATGGAAAACAATAAGTTCGCACTCGATAGACTTTCTTTTGCTGGTATTTCTTTGCCTACATTTAAAGAAAATAAAACAAAAGGATACACAACTTTTGGTGAGGATAACTTATACCCTCAAAAATTGATTGATTTATACAACAAAAGCCCTAAGCATAACGCTATTGTTAACCAAAAATCATCTTATATTGCGGGTGAATCATTCGAAATTTATGCAGAAGACACGCTAAACAAGGCAAAAGCATTTGACAAGTTAAGAAATATTAATGCATTTGAAGATTATGAGTCTTTTAATACCAAGATTTCACAAGATTTTGAACTATTTGATGGCTATTATATTGAAGTTATTTGGAACAAAGCCAAAACAGAGATAGCAGAATTGTATCATTTGCCATTTCAAAACGTTAGATTGAGCAAAGATTGTGCGTATTACTCAGAAGACTGGTCAAATAGTCGTGAAGCCGTAATCGAATACCCATTATTTAACCCTACAACAAGGGAAAATAAGCAAGTATATGCCTTTAAAATGTATCGTGCTGGTCAGGGAAAATACCCTTTGCCATCTTATATAGGTGCGTTAAAGTATATTGAAATTGATGTTGAGATAGGTAACTATTATTTGTCAAATATCAAAAATGGATTTTTTGCACAGACAGTAATTCAAATGTTTAAGGGTCAACCAACGCCCGAAGAAATGCGAATTGCAAAACGTAGGTTCAAAAAGAACTATCAGGGTGCAGAAGCTGAAGAAAGTGGTGGATTGATCATTATGTATAATGAGCAAAACGAAAAACCCGCAGAAATTACCAACTTACAACCAAGTGACTTTGATAAGCAATTTCAACAATTAAACGACCAAGTACAAGAAGAAATCTTTGTAGGGCATAGAGTAAGCACACCCGTTATTTTTGGAATAGCAACGCCAGGTACATTAGGTCAGCGTAATGAGATTATAGAAGGTTACGAGTTATTTCAAACGTCTTACATTGAACCACGCCAAAAAATAAAAGATTCGTCTTTTAATGTGGTATTTCAATATATGGCTGATGCTAAAATAAAAACTACAAACAAGCCACCAATTGGTCAGGATTATATTGATTTATATACTAAAGGAATTTTAAGTAACGACGAAGTTCGTGCAGAACTTGGTTTTGAAATTATAAGTACTACAAAAGTGGCTTCATCATTAAACGACGCTATCAATAGCTTATCGCCATTGGTTGCAAATAACGTGTTGTCAAATATGACCGTGAACGAAAAACGTCAACTTGCTGGGTTACCACCTATTCAAGGTGGCGATGCTTTAGAAAATTCACCAGTTGCCTTGTCTAAAATTTATCGTGACGAAGATGTTTTGACTTTGTTTTCAAAGTGTGGAGTTTCCAAAGATGATTGCGAAATTGTAAAGTTTGAATTTGCAAGTGCAAGTGAAACTGCCATTTTACAAATCTTAAATGCAAACGATGGTATAACCGTAGGCGAAATTGCAAAGTACGTTAACATCGATGCTCAGAAGGTAATGGATGCAATTACTCAAATGATTGACGATGGCTTGATTAATTCAGACAATGGTAAACTTTCAACTTCTACAAAAGGTACACGTGAACTTTCTAAATCAGTAGACACTCAAATTGAACTTCGTTATGAGTATGGTTTAGATGCTGCGTTTACTGGAGAGCCTGAATTGATAGATACAAGTCGTGATTTTTGCAGACAATTGATAGGCTTAAATAGATATTACACACGCACAGAAATTGACACGATTTCAAGCCGTGTAGATAGAGATGTTTGGAAAGAAAGAGGTGGTTGGTACACAATACCTGACACCGACGTACACATTAACCATTGCCGTCACGCTTGGAATAGTAAATTAGTAAGAAAGAAATTATGACAAACTTTGTTTATTTAATATCGACTACTTATCTAAAAGATAATAGCCCCATCAATGAAAATGTTGATGATAAATTACTAAAATCCGCTATTAAAGAATCACAAGAAATTTACATTCGTGATATCATTGGTAGTGGGTTGTATAACGAATTGCAAACACAAGCGTTTGCTGGTACATTATCGGTCAATAATACGAACCTTTTAGACACTTATATTGCACCTTGCTTAAAGTACTACACCTTAACCGAATCAATGCTTCCTATGACCTTTAAAATGCTAAATAAAAGCGTTGCAAGTCGTAATAGTGAGAATGCAACGCCAGTTACTATTGACGAAATGACAATGATTGAACGTAGGTATAGGGACAAAGCTGAGTACTACGCAAATAGACTACGTGATTATTTATTAGCCAATACCAATATATTTCCATTATTTTTGAATAGTGGTGCAACAAGTGATACCATTTTCCCTCAGGACGTACAAGTTTTCGGGGGCATTTATTTACCAAACAATGACTGCGACGAAAGATATTATTTCATCCGACCTTAAAGGCAAGGTTAGACAAAAAAACGAAGCAAAACTTTTAAAATTTATCAATGACTCTAAACCAAATAATTCAGCAAGTCCAAACGGCAGCAGAAAGTCACCAACAAGTAAATAAATTTGTTTGCGGTGAGAATGCAATGGCAGAAGAAGAAGTAAAATTCTATCCTTTAGTTTGGTTAGTGCCTAACGGGTTTGACTTTGATAGCGAAGGCAAAACGGTGACCTATCAGTTTTTGATGCTTGTTATTGACCGACATTTTGAAAGTCAATCTAACTTGATAGAAATTTTATCGGACACGGCTTTAATTTTACAAGACATTATAACACTATTAAAAAGAAACTCTTATGAAGAATCAATTGGGTGGTCAACCAACGCCAAAGCCGAACCATTCATCGACGGCAAAACTGATGTCATTGCTGGTTACGGGCTTGAAATTAGTTGTGTTGTGCCTTATCTTGAAAGCTATTGCGACATTCCTTTGTAATGTGGGCGGTGGTTCTAATATTTCCCGTAGCTTTGTTGATACTACTTACAAGGTGGAGTACAAAGAGAAAATTAAAATCATCAATAAAGAAAAAATCAAAATAGAAAAAAGATATGACACGCTATTTATGTATTTTCTTGATAGTCCTTATAGCACCGAACTACTCGATAGCACAATCAATATCCATCGACTCATCGACGCTAAAGAACGCAAACTACTATCTAATTAAAGGGGCGAAGGCACGTGAACTAAATTTGATTTATCAAAAAAGGATTGCGACAGATAGCACTTTAATTGAATTACAAGATAGTTTAATTAGTGATTTGGAATTTGTTATTTGTGAAATTGACCAAGAACAAAAATCTTTAAAAAAATATTCATTGTATGCCACTATTTATTCAATAATTGTGACGCTATTTTTATGCAAGACATTATAAAAAAATATTTACAAGAATTTCCTGACTATCCAAAAAGGACATTGGCAAAAAAGATAATAGAAGAAAATCCTGAACTTGGGAATATAGAAAAGGTAAGATGTGCTATAAAATATTATATGGGTGCAGCTGGAGAAAAAAACAAGATTTTGATAAAAGACAAATCAATGATTCAAGAAAAAAGCACAATTTCTGAAGGCTTAAGAAAGTTAAAAATAATAACTAAAGCCGAGCAAATGAAAAACGTTATTCTAAGTGAAGGGCGTTATTTAATTCTATCAGATGTACATATACCATACCACGACGAAGAAAGCCTTTCTACGGCTTTACAATGGGGTTTAGATAATAACATCGACACTATTATATTGAACGGTGATATTATGGATTGCTATCCCGTATCTTCATTCATAAAAGATGTTGCTATGCCTACACTTCGTGAAGAAATAGAAATGACTGTAGCATTTTTTGCCTATGTTCGTGACCTATTCCCAACGCAACCTATTTATTTTAAGTTAGGTAACCACGAAGAAAGGATAAAAAACTTTATTTTGAGAAGTGCAAGGGAATTTGCAGATGTTGAAAGTTTAAAAATAGAACATCTTTTGCATTTAGATGAATATAAAATCAATTTAGTACATAGGGAAATAATAAAGTTAGGCAAATTAAATGTATTGCACGGTCACGAAATGGGCGAAAGTGTATTTTCACCAGTTAACCCAGCACGTGGAATGTTTTTAAAAGCAAAATCAAATATGTTATTCGGTCACAATCATCAAGTTTCGCACCATTCAGAAAATAATATCAATGGTGAGAATACGGGCGTATGGTCGACTGGTTGTTTGTGTACTTTATCACCTGACTACCGACCTTTTGCATATACGAAATGGTCGCACGGATTTGCTTGTGTAGATGTAAACCAAGATGATACATTTCACGTTAATAATATGAGAATCATTAACGGCAAAATTGTATGAGTAATATAAACCCGTTACATTACAAAGGTGAAATCGAATGCATCGACGCTATCAAAAGCACAATGTCTCAAGAATCATTTAAGGGCTATTTAAAGGGCAATATAATGAAATACATTTGGAGATACGAAAGAAAAAACGGACACGAAGATTTACTAAAGGCACAATGGTATTTAAACAAACTTATAAATGAAACTAAAACAAATAATCTTTAACGACTACTACAAAGAAGTAGCCCCAAAAAAACAAGTGTACTTGCATCACACGGCTGGTACTGGCAAAGGCGATAATGTATTTGCAATTTGGGAAAATGACAAAATCGGCAAAATTGGAACGTGTGTAGTTATTGGACGTGATGGCACAATTTTTCAGGGCTTCAAATCTGAACATTGGGCGTATCACTTAGGGCTAACAAGCGCACCTTTTAAAGCAAATAGTTTACCATTTTTGAACTTAGATAAAATTTCAATAGGTATTGAAATTGTCAACTGGGGTTACTTGGTTAAAAAAGGCGATAAGTTCTATTCTTATGTAAATTCTGAAGTACCTATTGACCAAGTGTGCGAACTTGCAACGCCTTATAAAGGTCAAAAATACTGGCAAAACTACACAGATGAACAAATAGCATCGGTTGTGGACTTGTTAAAACTATGGAAAACTAAATACGGAATTGATTTAACTTATAACCCTGATATTTGGGATGTAACCAAACGTGCGTTAAGTGGTGTAAATGGTGTTTTTACACATAATAGTGTACGCAAAGACAAAGCCGATGTTTACCCACACCCAAAACTTATTGAAGCCTTAAAGACGTTATGAAACAAGTTGATTTATCTGACATTGGCGTAAAAAAATCATTATTTGATGACTTAAAAACCCCTGACATTAACGGAATTATCGTTGATTGGGGTAATGATTTAATTACTGCCTTACGGGATAAATTAGCAAAGAACAAATCGAATGCAAGTGGTTCACTTTCTGCTGACATTAAGCCCGTTATTAGGGCAAGTGCAAAGGGAGTGAATTACATTGTGTTAATGAACGACTACTATATTAACGTCGAAGAAGGTCAACAACCTAAACAAGTAGCTTATAAAGACATCTTGCAATGGATGAAGGAAAAACGACGTTATGGTGTGTTTAAATCAGCTTTCAATAAAGGCATGGAAAGTGTAATCGCAAAGATTATTGTAAGAAATATAGGTCAAACTGGTACAAAAGCACGTCCTTTTATTGCACCTACCTTAAACCAAAAGCGTTTAGATACGTTGTCACAGTCAATAGCTGATCACTTAGCACAAAAAATATTTACATAAATTGTAAAATAAATTTTCATATTAAAAAACTTTTTGTATATTTGCTCTATGGATATACAAGAAGTAATAAATCAAATCAAATTAAACAAGAGGCACGGCATCGTATCTAAGGTGTCAAAAAAGACTGGCATTTCTATGCCTACTGTACGCAAATATCTAAATGGTGATATTGTACAACCCAAAGCCCTTATCGTTTTAAATACTGCACTTCAAATCATTAAGGAGGAAAAACTATGAGTTACGTTGTTTTTTCCCTTGCAAAATGTCATTTGTGTGATGGCGACTACGATTTTGAATATGACGCTGAAATTGTACAACAACTAATTATTGACGAATACCCTGAAGATTTAATTCCATATACATTTGTTAGCCACGACGAAGATGGTTTAAGAGACGAAGCCATTGACTGGCATTTATTCGATGATATGGGTAATAGAAGATTAACGCAAATAGTATTAGAACTTAAAAAAGAAAACAAGATATGAAAGAACTATTTTTATCAGTAAGCAATTTTCAGATGGAATGTCCGAAGATTAGCAAGGATGCAAACAATCCATTTTTCAAAGGTTCAAAGTATGCAACCTTACCACACATTTTATCTATTATCACACCTATTCTCAAAAAGAATGGCTTAGTAATTATGCAACCAGTTATCAATAATTGTGTTGTAACTAAGTTAATTCACATAGATAGTGGTGAGTGTATAGAAAGCGTTTATGAAATTAAATGCAAAGACGATACCAACCCTCAACAACTTGGTAGTGGTGTGAGTTATGCTCGTCGTTATAGCATATCTTCAATATTAAATTTAAACATTGACGACGACGACGACGGCAACGCTGCGACTGGTAATGTACCACAACCACCAAAGAAAGAAGAACTAACACCTAAGCATCCTAATTGGGCAAAGGCAAAAGAACACTTGCAAACGGGTGGTTTGTTAGAAGACATCGAACGAAAGTACATTATAAGTGCTGATAACAAAAAGTTACTTATAGCAGCTAAATGAAATTTTGATTTAACGATATGGAAAATAATATGAAAAAAACGGCAATCCAAGAAATGATGAATGAATTAAATGAGTTACATCCTAACTTATTAAATGTTCAAACAAAGGGTGGTCGTGAATTTGTACAAACTTGTCATAAATATTTAGCAAAAGAAAGACAAAATATTATAGATGCAGTAAATAATACAATTCAAAATATTAAACTTGATGAAGATAAAATTGGATTTATTGCACAAAATGGTGAAGGTTATTTTAACGAAACATACGGACATAACAAATGAACATTACTATAACAAGCGACGAAAGTAAATGGTTATCTTTAAGAGAGGGTAAATTTACTGCAAGTGAAATACACAAATTAATGGGTACTCCGAGAAATAAATCGGAGTATCTTTCAGATACTGCAAAGACATTTGTCTACGAAAAAGCAAGTGAACTATTAACTGGCATTCGCAAACCAATATGGGGTGAAGCATTAACGTGGGGAACGGAAAACGAAAAGGAAGCGTTTGAGGTATTCCAACAAAATCAAGATGAATTTTACACTTATTATGGTGGTGAGACTTACACGTTTATTCCGTATGGTGAGTACTCGGGTTATAGCCCTGACGCACTTGGCAGTAATTGCATAGTCGAAATTAAAAACCCATTCAATAGTGGAATACATTTAAAGAATCGTAGCATCAAATGTGCTGAAGATTTGCTTAAATTACATCCTGAGTACTACTGGCAAATGCAATTGGGAATGATAGCAAGTGCAGTAGACTTCGGTTACTTTGTTAGTTATGACAAAAGAATGCCAGGTACTCACAACTTGTTTATTGCTCACATAGAACTTGAAGATGTGCAAGAAATCATTGACGAAAAACTATATTACGCCAATGAGCTATTGCAATCAATTGTCAAAGAAATGTAATCTTTTATAATTATTTTTGCAATATTGAAAATAAAGTTTGCATATATAGAAAACGTGTCTATATTTGCATCATACTAAAAAACAAAAGATATGAAAAACACAACAGCACAAGATTTAAAAATTGGTTCAACATTTAGAAAAGATGGTTGGTTACATTGTGTAATTAAAATTACAAATGATGAATATATGAATGGGAATCCATCTTTAATGGTAGAATGTGAAAGTACACATAAAACATACGGAAAAGATGAAACAACATATCATTTCAAACCAACTACAAAATTAAAACAAACGGGGCTTTAATTAGCCCCTTAAAATAAAACGATATGAAAAAGACAATCATTCAAAATTTCCCAAGTAAAGCTGATGCTTTCGAGTGGGTAATGTTTAAGATGTTGGATGCAACAGTAGGTTGTATCACAACAACTCAAAAGTTTAGAGATAACGACGCTATCATAGGTGAAGATACAGACGTTATTTATGTAGGTATTTATAATGTAGAAGCAAATGTTTAATTTACTTTTATTATTCCTTTACATCGGTTGTGTGACATTTTTATTTATGTTATACTTTACGCTTAAAAAAGAACCAAGCGAAGCGAAACGTCAAGAATTTATTGACGTTAACGATATGCCTGACTGGAAGCCATTGAACCCAGTTGCAAAGCGTAGTAACCAAGCATTGAAAAAAATGTACAAAGGAAGTTTAAAGAATGATTTAGTATGAAAAACAATAAACAACAATCGGCAGTGGAGTGGTATTCTCAACAAATAGTTGATAAACAAAATGGGAATGGAGATTCAAGAAGTTTGGATGAAATATTTGAACAAGCCAAAGCATTGCACAAGGAGGAGATAATAAATATAGTAGT